CGGTGGTGATGGAGGAGCTGGCGCACCAACAAATATTACAGGTTCGAACGTAACAAGAGCTGGCGGTGGTGGCGGCGGTGGTAGACAACAAAATACTGCTCAACCAAACGGAGCATTTGGTGCAGGGGGACCAGGAGGTGGAGGAAGATCTGGTTTTACAACTGGCCCTGGTGCAGGTAAAGTAGTCGTGGCTGTTCAAGGTCAAGCAAATACTGGTGGTGGGGGTGGAGCACCTGTTGGTGCAACAGAAAACCCTCCAGGACCTCATACAGGTAATCCACAAACTGATAGGGAAAACCAAGGAGGAGCAGGTGGTTCAGGAGTTGTTATTATAAGGTATAGGTTTCAAGCTTAATTATGGCACACTTTGCAAAAATATCAGAAGACAATATAGTTTTAACTGTGCTTACTTTAAATGACTCGGACTGTCAAAATGAGGAAGGAGTAGAGACTGAATCAGTGGGACAAGCATATTTAGAAAAACACAATAACTGGCCTGCACATCTTTGGATTCAAACTTCTTATAATACATATGGCAACAAGCATAAATCAGGAGACGATTCAAAAGCATTTAGAGGGACTTATGCAGGAATAGGTTTTATTTGGGATCCTACTAATAATGTTTTTATTCCTCCAAAACCTTATGAATCTTGGATAAGAGTTCCACTTGGTTGGAAAGCACCTTTAGATAAACCAGATTTAACAACAGAACAAAAAAATCAATGTAACGCAAATACACACCATTGGGAATATCAATGGGACGAATCTGCTTATCAATCAGACAATACCACAGGTTGGGTTCTAGTTAATACTTTAGAATAATTGACATTTATAAATATTTCTTTATAAAAGAAATTGGTATGCACAAGAAAGTATTATCTGAAATAGCTTTATATTATGGTGATGTTTCAATGCCACAAAATTTTGAGATTCAAAGAGGGTCTTTAATATTAGATGGTGTAGAATCAGAACTATCAAATACTAAATTAAAATTTAGTAGAGAGTGGGATAAATTAACTACATACATAACAGAACACATAAATATAAAACACGATTTAGTTTTATTAAATAAAGACACTTGGACGAATACTTACAAACCAAATGAACAAACAATTCCTTTATATAATGTTAATCCTGTAAATCTTTATGATTCGCCAGACTTTACATTGTTATATGGATTAAAAACAGATCATTGTGTTGTCACAATATATTATGACGATAATAGAAAAAAAGGAAGAAGTTGGAATATAGAACTTACAGATAATAAATTTATAATGTTTCCTTCAACATGCACGTATCATTTAAAAAACAATCAAAAAGATGAATTAAATTACGTGTTAACTACAACCTACATATTGCTTGAAAAATGAACAAATTTAAAGTTCCTGATTATTGGTTTTGGAAAAACTTCTTTAATAGAAAAGAAATTTTAGATTTAAATAAACTAATAAACAAACATAAATTAACTGAACAGGTTGTAGGACAAGACCCTAAAGCAGGTGATTCCATTAAAACTTCTAAAGTTTATTGGGTTTTTTATAAAAATATTAAAGATAAAATAGAAAAATTAATAGATAATATTCTTGATGTGAATCAACATAATTTTGGATATAATTTATTTGAAATAAGAAATCCTTTATTAAACTATAATATTTATAATAAAGGTGGTGAATACAGCTTTCATTGTGATTCTTCAACCTCACCAACACACGATATTAAATTAACTTTATTAATAAATATCTCAACTAAAGAATATACTGGTGGTGAATTTTGTTTATTAAAAACTGAAACACCTAGTTTTATTTCTGATTTTACAGAACCAGGAGATGTTATTCTTTTAAGATCTCATTTATTACATAAAGTAAACCCTGTTAAAAAGGGTACAAGAGAAAGTTTAACTATGTTTTTAACAGGACCAAGATTTACATGAACTTAAAAAATTTTTATTGGTACTTTACTGCTGCGTTACCGATTAAGTTTTGTGATGATGTTATTAAATATGGTCTACAAAAACAAGAACAGATGGCTGTAACAGGTCTTGTTGGAAATAAAAAATTAAATAAAAAAGAAATAAAAAATTTAAAATATAAAAGAAATTCTGATGTAGTTTGGTTGAATGAAACTTGGATATACAAAGAAATTCTACCTTATGTTGATATAGCTAATAAAAATGCAGGATGGAATTTTCAATGGGAGAGATCTGAAGATATTCAATTTACAAAATATAAATTAAACCAACATTATGATTGGCATTGTGATTCTTGGAAGGAGCCTTATAATATACCTAATACATTTCGACACAATAAAATTAGAAAATTATCTATGACTTGTCAGTTGACTGATGGTTCAGAATATAAAGGTGGTGAGTTAGAGTTTGATGGTAGGGACTACGATCCACCAATGAGAAATGAGGCTCGACACGTAATGAAAGCAAAAGAAATACTACCCAAAGGTTCTATTATTGTTTTTCCGTCTTTTGTGTGGCACAGAGTAAAACCTGTTACCAAAGGTTGTAGATACAGTTTAGTGCTTTGGAATATAGGAGATCCTTTTAAATAATGAACATAGAACATTTTTTTAGTACACCTGTTTGGACTGAACATAAACCAGAGTTTCTTGATTCTTTAAACAAGGCTTCTAATACACATATTAAAAAAGCTAGATCTTCTAAATTATCTAAAGCTCATATAAAAGAATATGGAGACTTTGGAAGATCTTTTCATTCTTCGTCTTTAATAAAAGAAAATAATTTTTTAGATTTTAGAAAATATGTCGGTCAAAAATCTTATGAGTATTTAGATTATATGGGTTATGATATGGGTCAATATCAAATGGTATTTACTGATTTGTGGGTTCAAGAGTTTGCTAAAAAAGGTGGAGGCCATCATTCAGCACACGTGCATTGGAATCAACATGTGTCAGGTTTTTATTTTTTAAAATGTAGTGATAAAACATCATACCCTGTTTTTCACGAACCACGGACAGGAGCTAGAGCCACTAAATTAAAAATGAAACCAGATATCAAAGGAGTGTGGAATGGTCATGATCAATTTTTTATAAAACCTAAACCAGGAACATTGGTTATATTTCCAGGGTATTTAGAACACGAGTTTGCAGTGGATTATGGAAAAGAACCTTTTAGATTTATACACTGGAATATACAAGCTGTGGATAATTTAATAATGGATAATACATAAAATTATGGTGGGAGAAAAAATTAAAATATTTGACAATATTATACCTGTTAAAGAACAGAAAAAAATTAATAATATTTTATTAAGTAATGACTTTCCATGGTTTTACATACCAGACGTTACTGATCCATTTAAAAAAAATCAAAGAAGACATGCTTTGTCCCACGCGTTTATAAAAGATGGTAATTTAAATAGTAATTATTTTAATTTTGTAGAATTTATTATTAAAAATGTAATTAAAAAATTAAAACTTAACAAAGTAGTTCTTAGTGAGGTTAGATCTTTTTTACAGTTTCCATTAAATATAAAATCAAAAAAACTAGATACTCCTCACATAGATAGTGAAAACGATCACGATGTTTTTCTTTACTATGTAACTAATAATGAAGCATGTACTATTATATATTTAGATAGTAAGTTTAAAAAATATAAAAAAATAAAACCTAAACAAGGTAGATTAGTTGTATTTCCTGGTTCATTGTGGCACACAGCTGAACAACCTACAAAAAAAATTAGATGCGTTATAAATTGTAATATAATTAAAGAAGTTAAAAAATTATGACCGCAGTTAATTTTGATAACTTAGGTGTAATACGAAGAAAACTTTCACAAGAAACTTTAGATAAATTAAATAGTTATATTAAAGTTAAAAAAGAAAAATGGAATAAACACTTGGTTGGACAAATACATGACTCGACACTTTTAATAGATAAAAACGATTGGTTTTTTGAAAATGAATTACTATCTTGTATTCAAGAATATTTAGATAGTTGTCCTAAAGATGGTTGGATTATTCCAAATACTTTGAATGAAAACCTACCGTTTAAACTAGAGAGTATGTGGGTAAACTTTCAAAAGAAATACGAATTTAATCCTTTTCATACTCACTCAGGTCTTTTTTCTTTTGTAGTTTGGATGAAAATACCCGCTGACTATGAAAAAGAAAAGAAACTACCTTTTGTTAAACATGCTAATTGTGCTTATCCAAATACCTTTCAAATGTATTACACAAACTCATTAGGAAAAATTTGTACTTATGATTGTCATCTAACCCCAGACGATGAGGGAACCATGTTATTTTTTACTGCCAATAGACCTCATCAAGTATATCCTTTCTATACGTCTAATAAAACTAGAGTAAGTATATCTGGAAACATAGTTTTAAATTCAAGGATTATTAAAGATGTATAATATTTTTAGTTCGTATATACATGAAGAGATGTTAAACTTAGATATAACAAAAATAAAACAAGATATTTTAAAATTAAAATCTAAAGACGAAGGTAGAGTGGTAAGTAATTATGGTGGTTGGCAAAGTAAGGCTTTTTATGATGTGGACAAAAACTTAAAAAGTTTATTTAATAAAATAAATGTAATTGTTGAAAGCATTGAAGAAAAACTTTGTCTTAGTTATAGACTTAAATTGGGTAATTATTGGCACAATGTAAATGGTCTTGGTTCTTTTAATAGGCCACACGATCATCCAAAATCTGTCATATCAGGGGTTTACTATGTAAGTGTGCCTAAGAATTCTGGAAAAATTGTTTTTAGACAAAACAATTTAGATTTTTTAGATGGAGAAGTTTTAGAGTATAATTTGTATAATTCAACATCATGGTATGTTCCGCCCCAAGAAAACTTATGTGTCTTGTTTCCCTCCAACCTACTTCACTATGTTGAACCAAATTTAAATAAAAAAGAAAGGATCAGTATTAGTTTTAATTATGGGTTTTAAAAAAGATAAATACGTAGTTGTTCGTAAAGCAATATCAAAAGATTTAGCTATTTTTTTAGCTAACTATCTTGCAATGAAGAAACAGGTTTATGATACTTGTTTAAGAGCAAGATACATATCTCCCTTTGAAAGAATGTTTGGATACTATGAAGGTCCGACTCTTCAAGTGCCAGGTTCTTATGCTTCGTATGCAGACGTAGCGATGGAGACTTTATTACTTAAATGCCAACCAATAATGGAGAAAATAACAAACTTAAAACTCTACCCTGCTTATACTTACACAAGAATATATAAAAAAGGTCACGAATTAAAGAGGCATAAAGATAGATTTAGTTGTGAAATATCTACCACTATGAATCTTGGAGGTGATGATTGGCCCATATATCTTGAGCCATCTGGAAAAAAAGGTAAAAAAGGTGTTAAGATAACTTTAAAACCTGGTGACATGTTAATCTATAGAGGCTGCGATTTAGAGCATTGGAGAAAGAAGTTTACAGGAGAAGAATGTATTCAAGTCTTTTTACATTACAATGATATTAAAACATTTGGATCTAAAGAAAACATGTTTGACGAACGCTTACATATAGGGTTACCTCAATGGTTTAAAGGCTTTAAATTTACCAAATAATGTAGTACAATAATGTTTCGGCAGGAGATCCACCATACCACATCTCCTGCCCTAATTATTATAGGATTATTATGTTACAGAAGATAGGGTTTCAACCAGGTATTAATAAACAAGTTACACCTACAGGAGCAGAGGGACAATGGATTGATTGTGACAATGTTAGGTTTAGATATGGTACACCTGAAAAAATAGGTGGTTGGAAGCAATTAGGTGGTACAAATGATCTAACAGGAGCAGGGAGAGGTTTACATCATTTTGTTAGTTCTACTTCAATTAAATACTCTATTATTGGAACCAATAGAATATTGTATGCTTATTCTGGAGGTGTGTTTTATGACATACACCCCATCAAAACCACAACAACTCTTTCTAATGCTTTTACCACGACTAATGGATCACCAACTGTTACATTAACTTTTTCTACTTCTCACAGTATATTAGCTGGAGATATATTATTGTTAGACAATTTTTCTACGATTACAGGATCTAATTTTAGTGCTTCTGATTTTGATGATAAAAAATTTATGGTAGCGTCTGTGCCATCAGCCACAACACTAACTATTACAATGCCATCAAACGAATCTGGATCTGGTGCAACAACATCAGGCGGTATAAGAGTCCAACATTATTATCCTGTAGGACCAGCTGTTCAAGCAAAAGGTTTTGGTTGGTCATTAGGAACTTGGGGTGGACAAGAAATTGGAGCAGCAACTACCACTTTAAATGGAGCACTATTAGATGATACCGCAGGGACAGGTGGATCAGGAACATCTATAACTTTAACAGATACGAGTCAGTTTCCAAGTTCAGGAACAAATTTTATTCAAGTAGGTAATGAAGAAATATCTTACACGGGTGTTTCTGGAAATGACTTAACAGGTATTACAAGAGCAGTTAGAAACTCTACAAGGTCATCACATTCTAGTGGTGCTACAGTTACAAATTCTACTGATTTTGTTGCTTGGGGTGAAGCTGCATCAGGAGACTTGGTTCTTGAACCAGGGATGTGGTCATTAGATAATTTTGGTGATAAAGCTATATGTTTAATTCATGATGGAGAAGTTTTTGAATGGAATTCTGCAGCAACAAATGCAACAAATATTAGAGCAACAATTATATCTAATGCACCAACCGCATCAAGACACATGGTGGTATCTACGCCTGATAGACACTTAGTATTTTTTGGAACAGAAACCACTATTGGAGATAAGACCACGCAAGATGATATGTTTATCAGATTTTCTGACCAAGAAGATATTAATACGTATACACCAACAGCAACCAATACAGCTGGTACACAAAGACTGGCCGACGGATCACAGATCAGAGGAGCTATTCGTGG